GTACTTGTTTTTATATCGATTATTTTAAATGTATTTGTGGGTTCATGGTACATTACGATATCCAAATAACCCATGTATTTAACGCGGTTAAGACGTAAATTAGGCGCCATAACTATTGGTATCTCACAACCTACCAAATGCCATCCTCTTTTTGAGAAATAACCACCTTTTTTCTTTTTAAAATTATCTAATATAGCTTTCCCATCATCAAAAAATTCTCTTAATTCTTCTGGGGTGCTGAAATGTTGATTCTTATTTCTTTTGTAGTCTTTAGCATAACATTCTCTTAATGTATCTTCAAATAACGAATCAATGTCAATTCTATCAGCTGCTGCCCCACTTTCGGCATACATTACATCTAAATAATGTTGTAATACCTCATGTAAAGCTGTACCAAAAGTCATATGAATACTTTGTTCACTTATTTTATGACCATCTCTATATTGTAGAGACCATTTTTTGGGACATTGAGTAAACATTGATAGTTGAGAGTATGAAATATTTTTTTCAACCCCAAAATTAACAGGTGTTGGTGGATTCTCTCTAATATCTCTAACTATTACTGGTATTTTCTTTTTAGCCATTATTTAACCCATTTAAGGTAATTAGTATAATATGCATACCCCTGATGTAAAGTATTAGTAGTTAAAAATATTTCCAAATCAGGATATCTAGATTGCATTACTCTGGGTGTTAAATCTGGTTGGTGGTGAATTTCAGACTCCACTCCATTTACTGCATCTTGTTCATGTAAATAAGGAACAGCAACTAAACATTTAATACCTTTTGAGTTAATATCTTTAATTAATTTTTGGGCATGTGCTGTATGAAGATGCTCTAAAACATCACCTAAAATAATATAATCATAATCATCATAGTTAAAATTTAAAATATCTCCAATAAATATATTATTATAATAACGATTAATTCTATACTGATGGACATAAGGTTCATGGATTTCTAAAGCATCTACATATAAATCTTGTAGAGCTGCTCCATAAGTACCCTCACCAGGACCAACATCTAATATTTTATAATGTGTTGGTAAATGGTTTAATACAACAGTACGAATGTGTTCAAATACTGAATCTTTATGTACAGGTAAACTTGTAGGCATTATTTCTTCCATTTATTACGACCTACTAATAGGCCAATTATACCATAATTAGCTATATCAATAAAAGTATCTTCCATACCTTCACCTTTTACAAAATTTCTCCCATTAACCAAAAGATTTTTTAAACGTGAGATTTTATCTGTAAGTCTAATAGCTAAACCTGTTAATGAGAATTTTTTATCATCTTCATTATTTAATATATCACCACCTAATGCTATATTATTTAACCCATAATCCATATGCTTACGAGCAAACATATCATACATTTCTTCTTGAATTTGTTTAAATTCATTAGATAGTTCTGGGTATTCGGATTCAAATATTTCTATTGTTGATGTTCCTAGAGCATTTACTTTAGCTTCTTCATTATCAAAATATTTTTCTACTGTACTACTCATTATACTATTGTTTTAGTTACTTTGTTTTTAAAATAAATTTTTAGAGTATTAAGTCGATCATCAGCATCTACTAATTTTATAAGTGCTTCTTCAGCATTTTTATAAAAATCTTCTGTTGAATGGTCTCCAATACCTGTTGCTTTGTTTCCTAATAAATCTAAAGATAATAATGCTTTTGCTTTGTCAGACTCAGCTGATGTTTTAAGCATATTATATAATTCTGATGTCATGTTTTAAATAGTTTAGTTATTTCCTTTTTTTCTTTTCCTAGGGATGTTAAGATAGTTTTTACTTCATCTTTTCCTAATACGTCAATATAATGATCTGCTTCATGGGATCCAACTTCAAAATAATTAGATATTACTTCAACTAGTTCTTTATTTTTACCCTTAATTTTAGATTTAATATATTTGTTCCATACTTTTTTTCTAGGAATTAAATTACAATAAAAGTTATAAATTCCTATTTTATCTGTAGGTAAGAATCTTTGAGCCATATTAGATATTTCTATATTATTCTTCCCCATAGACATAAATCTATGAACCATATAAGAATTCCAGCTCTCCCAATCTTTCTCACTAAATTGAGAGGCTGGAGTTTTCCTAACAGTAATTTCGTCTAACCAATCCCAAAGCTTCATTAGGCAATAATATGATCTTTATACTCTTCTCTTAAATCCGCAGGGATAGTTTCATTTAAAATTTTACCTGTTGAAGGGTCATAAAATACTGGGATTGGCATTAGAGCATCTTCTTCAGCTCCTACTACAAATTTAGATACTTTACGCAATAATACTCCTTGTTGAAATACTACTCCACCTTCAGGTGTGGTCATTGATGTAGTGTTCTTAACATCTACATTCATGTTCATTTGTTGTTGTTGTTGTGACATTTTACTTTTTTTTTGTTTGTTGTTTAAAATCAATAATAAATCCAATCGCTACTAAAATATTTAAACCTACACTAGCGATTATTTCATGTAAGTCTTTATATACATTTAAAGATAAATGAACATGCCCTAACATCCAAAATGGAATAGCCATTTGTTGGCTGTACCAAATTAGAGCAAATTCCATAAACTTTCTCATTCTACTTTTATTACACATCTTGGTATATAATAAGTTTTTAATTTGGTATCAAAATATTGATGTTTCAAAGATTGATTAGAATCATTTTTTATTGAAATTTCTATAGGTGTAATATCAAAATCTTTATTTAAGATATTATATGATTGTTTTGCTATATTATTTATTACTCCCCCATTTGGGTTATTAAAAAATGAATATATTCCTTTAGGTTTTAATAAATTTTTAACATTTTTATCAAATTCCATTTGTGATTCTAGCCAAGTATCAAAATAAATACCATCAAATTTAGGTAAATGTTTTATTACTTCTTGCCAAGGTTTAAATATAACCTTTACATTTTCTTTTTTTAACCATCCATCTTCTATCATTTTTCTTTGTACATCTGGATGTGATTCTATTATCCAATGGGTTTTTGGGCTCCAATTTTGAATGTAATTATCTATAAATCCTAACCCAAACCCAATATTAAGAATATCCCCTCCGTTCTTACAAACTTCAAAAGCACTATATTTCATAATATTTTTTTCCCAACCCATCATGATAGCACTACCGTTTGAATCTAACAAAAGATTATCATCTGTGTATGTTAGTTTTTCGTTATGGTAATCAGGATTAATATTCATTACAAACTAATTAATTGGTTTATTAAAGCCATACAGTTTATTTCCTTATCAATTCTAAAATTAGATTGATATGAGTATTCATTAATATAATATGCTACCATTCCTTCTTTACCAGAAGCAAATTTGTCAGCATTGTCATAAAGATAACGATATAATTCTTCAAAATCTTGAATATTAGCATCTGCAATAATTTGTCTAATTGTTTTCCATGATTTTTTATCTGCTAATTCTTTAAGCACTTGAGCCATATAATTAGATGATACAAGTACTGATTTATCTAATTTAAGATATCTATCATTAGCTCCTCCATCTAAAATGGATAATTGGATTGTATTAAGACATTTACGTAAATCTGGGTAGAATTGATTTACTATAATTTTCAAATCCTCCATCTCAAATGAACAACTTTCTTCACTCATAACCCAAGCAAGGTGTTTTGCAACATCTGATTTAGTAGGGGGAACAATTTTTAATGTTTGACATCTTGATTGTAGTGGATCAATAATACGTTCTACATAATTACAAGTTAAGATAAACCTAGTAGTACGCGAAAACGTTTCAATGACATTACGGAGAGAAGCTTGCGCTTGTATAGTAAGAAAATCAGCTTCATCCAAAATGACCACTTTAAGTGATTTAAAACTAGCTGACGATGCAAATCCCGACACTTTATCTCTAATTGTTTCAATACCACGTTCATCCGAGGCATTAATATAAAGATGCTCACAATCAAGATTTTTAACAATGAGTTTAGCAAGAGTTGTTTTTCCTGTTCCTGCAGGTCCATAAAATATAAGATTTTGAATATCGTTTTGTCCTAGATATTGTTTAATACTTTTTTTAATATGATCATTTCCCACATAATTGTCTAAATTAACGGGACGATACTTTTCTACTAATAAACTATGATTCTTATTCATACGTGAATATAATAACTTTTATTTAAAAAACCAAATTTAAACACCCTGTCTAAACTCTCCATACATACTATATACTTTAGGTGCTTCTTTTTTAACTTCAATTTCTGATGATTGAATGGCATATAATTTACTGTCCATAGGATCTAATCTAAAAGCTCCATTAAAACCAGTTTGATGAAAAAAAGCTTCTAAAGCATCTGTTAAATTTGCAAATACTTCTTTTTTAGGATCCCCCACAAGTGACCAACGGTCACCTGGGGGTACTCTAGTTGCTATTAGTTCATTATGTTCTATTACTTTTTTATCCATAATTACATCATTCCATCTGGTGTTGGTGATTTTTGCTCTGGGTGATCAACAACAACACATTCAGTTAATAAAATAGTACCTGCTACTGATGCTGCATTTTGAAGAGCTGTATATGTTACTTTAGATGGATCTAAAATACCAGCTTCTTCCATATTTACAATTTTGTCATCTTTAACATTATAACCTGCCCAATATCCATTACCAGACTCAATTAATCTATTTGCAATAATTTCTGCTTCAGTTACTGTGTGACCAGCATTTGTTAAAATTTGAGTAAATGGTTTTCTACAAGCTTCTTTAACAATAGATGAACCAAGATTATCATTTTGTAATCCATTAGAAGCATATAATAGAGCAGCTCCTCCTCCTGGTACAATTCCAGCTTGAAGTGCTGCTTTAGTAGCATGAAGTGCATCATCAACTCGATCTTTTTTCTCTCTCATTTCTGTTTCAGTATAACCTCCAACATGAATAATAGATACTCCACCAATCATTTTTGCTAATCTGTTTTGTAGATGTTCAACAATATATGGTGTGTTTTCTTGATCAATTTGTTTTTGAAGATCTGATACTCTACTATTGATAGTTTCTTCACTTCCTTTACCATCAACAATAGTTGTTTGTTCTTTACTAACAGTAACAGTTCGTGCTTCACCAAACCAATCATAAGAGAATTTATCAAGTTTCATCCCTTTGTCTTTATCAAACACAGTAGCTCCAGTTAAAGCTGCTATATCTTCTAAAATCAATTTTTTTCTATCACCAAAATCAGGTGCTTTAACAGCTGCTACTTTAAGTATTCCTCTTGCTTTATTAACAATTAGAGTTGCTAAAGCTTCTCCATCAATATCATCTGCAATAATAAGTAAAGATTTGTTAGCATTTGAAACACCTTCTAAAATAGGGAGTAAATCTTTTACTTGAGTAAATTTATGGTCAGCAATTAGTACATAAGGATTATCTAAAGTACAAGTCATATCACCATTATTAGTAACAAAGAAATGTGATTTATAACCTCTATCAAATTGCATACCTTCTACAGTTTCAAGATAAGTATCACCTGATTTACTTTCTTCAATATGAACTACTCCATCTTGTCCTACTTTTTCAATAGCTGCAGAAATTAATTTACCAATCTCAATATCATTATTTGCTGATATAGTTGCTATTTGTTGAAGTTGTTCTTCATTGCTAATTTCTTTACTAATGTTTTCTGTAATAACAGTTACAATTTCTTTAACTGCTTCATCAATGTTTCTTTTAATTTCAACAGCATTTTCTCCATTATTTAAATGTTGTAATCCTGCTTTAACTAATTCCCTTGCTAAAAGAGTAGATGTGGTTGTACCATCACCGGCTTTATCAGCTGTTTTAAGAGCAGCTTGTTTTACCATTTGGGCTCCTAAGTTTGGAACTAAACCATCTACAGTAATATTTTTAGCTACTGTCACACCATCTTTAGTGTGTGTTGGTTTATTTAATTCATTATAACCACTGTTATCAATTAATACATTACGACCATTTGGACCTAAAGTACAAACAACGGCATCCGCTAAAGTATTAATACCTTTCATTAATTCGGTTCTTGCTTCAGTACCGAATTGGATTTCTTTTTTATAATCTACTGGCATTTCTTTTATTTTTATTTATTAATTTTTGCTAATACTTGATTTTCAGGTCCTACCCAATATTCCTCACCTTCATACGGTAATTTAGTAAAACCTTGTGTAGGTAGTACTACTACATCTCCTACTTTACTAATAGTTTTAATAAATTCACCAGTAATAGTACTTTGTCCTGGACCAACTGATATAACTTCTCCTGTTTGGTTTTTATCATTTCCCATATCAGGGACAATAATATTTCCATGTTGTTGTTCTTCTGCTTCTATTGGTTTTACAATAATAGCATTAAATAGTGCTTCTAATTTCATAATTTGTTGTAATTTAATATTTCACTTAATTCATCTTTAATTTTGTTCCATTCATCAATATAATCCTTTATACTTTCAAAATCTCCTCCACCGCTATTAAGTTTTTCTTTCATAACCCTTTCTAAGGCTTTTGAAAAGTTAGAATAATGGGCAACAGGTTTTTCATAATCCTTGCCTTCACTACCTTTTTCTAAATATTTAGCTTGTGGGGTTACTACTTCATACACTGTGTAACAGTGAGAATCTTTGCCTATATAATAGGGATTCATTTTTGGGTCTGTAATTTTTGACATATAACTATTTTTTATTTATAACGTGAATATACGAATGAAATCAACATAAGCCAACCTAAGGGCGCAATTTAGGTTACTTGATTTTGATTGTTTTCGTTTTGGCTTCTTCAGCTAATGGAATAAAAATGTTTAATAATCCATTTTCTAAAGCAGCATCTATTTTTCCCAGATCAAATTTAGGAGCTATCTTATATCTCAAATCAAATGATTTTTTTGATAATCCATTATAGATAGTACCTTCATGGAATATTTCATCCTCTGGTTTTTTATAACTAATTGCTAAAATATCTCCTTCGATGCCAAGGTCAATATCTTTTTTAGTTAGCCCAGTACAGGCAACTTCAAAGTAAAGTCCTTCATCATCATAAAAAATATTAAGGGGGTGTGGTTGTTTAGTGTCTAAAGCAGGTTGAAATGTGCTGTCAGACTTAAAGTGGTTCCTAAAAAGGATGTCAAAAGGACTTATATGCCTTTCTAATAATTGTAATGTACTCATATCATTTAGTTTTGTGTTGTCTTTCGATCAACGATTAATAAAATATAAAACGTGCGCCCTAGGGTCGGTTTATTTGATTATACGTATGTTAAAATTCAGTTTCTGCTTTTCTTACCATAAAGTATTTTGAAGAAATATCTTCTAGATTAAAATTTAATCTCATTAATCCCATACTACTTAACAATAATTCTCCACCATCCATATCTTTATTAGCTTGAAGGATTGTTTTAAATGTATCTGAATTAAAAGGTAATTTAATATCTGTTTCTTTTATATCTCCTGAGATTTGATATGTGATTTTATTATTATGTCCGGATTCATCCCCAAATACAAATTCAACTACATTCTCTCCATCTAAATTTGTTGTAGTTGTTACTAACATATTATCAATTTGAGCTAAAGCACTTTTTGCTTTAATAATATTATCAACATCTTCTTGAGTTAGATTTAACTTAACTACCCATTCAGCTTCATTTACTTCACCTACTTTATTTATTAATAATGGATCAGATAATGCATAATTAAGGTTAAAATTAAGGTCTGATATTTTTAATTTAGTATAAATTGCGTTTCTTTTTTCTAGTTCTAGTAATAAATCACCATTACAAATACTAATTAAACTATTTAGTTTTTTAGTATCATAAATTGCTAATTTACAATCTTCTAAAGTAAAATTATTACATGCTACATTCCCAATAACATCCTTTGTGGGTGTCATAAAATCAATACTTAAGGAGTTATCATTAATCTCCCATTTTACGGATTCATTGATTCCTAAGTAATACTTATTAATTATACTTTGAACTGTTAGTTTATTTATCATTTGTTGGTATAGATTTTATTGTTTATAACTAGTTTATCTACTACTTTATTACTTAAATGTACGAAAGCTTCTTCAGGGTGACAAACTATAGGTTCCCCATGTACATTAAAACTTGTATTTAATAACACAGGGATACCTGTAAGTTCATTAAATTTATTTATTAAAGTATAAAATTTATAATTTGATTCTGCTGTTACTATTTGTATACGAGCTGTTTTATCTATAGGATGGACTACAGCTGGTATTTTGTTAACCCAATCTTCATGAGTATCATATAACATAGTCATAAATTCAGCTGTGTATTTAGACTTATCAACCTTAAAAACTTTATCAGCATAATTATCTATTACAACAGGAGCAAAAGGCATTTTATCATTTCTTTGTAACTTATCATTAATTCTTTTATAAGTTCCTGGTATACTAGGATCAGCTATTATGCTTCTATTACATAATGCTCGGGGACCATATTCATGTCTTCCATTAAACCACCCAATAATTTTTCCATCTTTTAGATCAAAAGCAATTTCATCCCTATTATAAGGACGTTCTAAAAATTTACTTTTATCATATTCAAAATTTTTAATTCCTATTCCAAGAAAAACATCTTTTAATTTAAAAGGTTTAAAGTCTGTTGTTTTTTTACTATGAGCTACTAAACATGCACCTAAAGGTAAACCTTCATCTCCCATTGGGGGTGCTATAAATACTTCATCAACCCAATCCAACTCATTAATTCTTTTATTCAACTTGACATTAGCAAAAATCCCCCCAGCTAAAGCTAATTTTTTTATTAAAGGGAATGATTCATGGTAATTTTCAAGTAATTGGAGAATTTTATCTTCAAATACTAACTGGCCATTATAAGCTATATCTTCTTTAAAGGGAAATGTCATTCTACTTCCATATTCTTCAAACCATAATTTATAAAAGTCTTCATATACCCCACCTAGAAATTTTTTACCTTTATCTTTATCTGTTTGAAAACCTTTTATAGTAATACATTTATCAAAACAATCATAAATTTCTTGGTTAAATACTCCATGAGAAGACATCCCAACTACTTTACCTTCATCTTTTAGTCTTTTAAATCCTAAAAACTCAGTTAGCATAGCATAATAATGACCTAAAGACTTTTGGGTAAGAGGAATATTACTAACTTCTATTAAATTACCTTTTTTACCTAAATATGATCTACTAGAATACTTTTCTCCAGAAGCATCTACGGATAATACTAAAGTATCTTCTTCAAATCCACTACAATAATAAGCTAAACCGCAATGAGCTTCGTGGTGATTTACATAAACATATTTTTCTTCAGGAAAAGGACCTAAGTTTATTCCATACCAAATAGTTTTAGTATTTTTTAAGTTTTCTACTGATGCTATATAATCTAATTTGTTCCAGTCAAAAGTATCACTGTGTTTTACATTTTGTCCTGATAAGAAAGGGAATCTGAAGTGAAAGTTATAAGCATCATTATAACATTTTATTCTATTAAATCTTTCTTCTTCGAATGCAAATTTAGGCTCACCATTTTCAGTATAAGCTAAACCACAACTATGCATTCCTCCTGTTATTCCTACTATATTCATAATTAAAATTTAAAAAACATTTCTTTATAAGGGTTTAAATTTAAGGTCCACCCTAAGTCATTATAAAATCCTTCTAGTTTGTTAAGTAATATTGATTCAAAAATCTTTTTTCTATCTGCATTTTGTTCAATAAATGTACGTATTTTTTCAGGTAAATCCCACTCTAAAAATGCAATGGCATCAATTTGATATGGATTAGGTTTTAGATAAATCCATTTTATTTTATCACCCTGAGTAATTTGACTATGTGATTTATTTAAACCCCAAAAATTAAGCAAGTCATTATATCTAATAACTGCTCTTACAGCTGCTGGAGCTCCTTTAGCTACAACTGTAAACATTTCACCTGCTCTTGCTTTTCGTTCAGTATACTTGTTTAATGTTTTTACTGATGTTGGGTTACCTAATTCTGTAAGAGGAATAGTACCATCTAATATTTGGGTTTTAAATTCTTTTAATCTTTTATCAATTTCACTTTGTTCTTCTCCTTTTAGAACATCTACTAAAGTTTTATGGAAAAACTTACCTAACACAGGTGGGAAATTTGCTTTTTTAAATTCAAGACCTTTAACATCAAGTGATTCTTTTACAATTCCTTCTTGTTTAGTAATCCATTGTGCATATCTTCTTGTTGCTCTAAAATAAGCTGATCTAATAACACATTCTGTTTTCATTTCTAACCTGTGTTTACCTTTAGCATTAAAACAATCAGTAGCTAAATCACTATAAGAATCAGTGATAATATCTTGATATTTTAAAGCAGCTTCTTCTAAAACATCATCCTTTTTTTCACTTGACATTTCTTCAAAGTTAGGATATAAATGTCTAAGTAGAGGCTCTGCATGTATATAGATTGAATCTGTATCAGAATATGCTACATAATTTGTATCTTCAGGATCACAAATCCACCAAGGAGTATCTTCTAAATGTTTCATAATTCTATTTCATTTTTTATTACTTTATTCATATGTCTATTAGCAGCTAATGCAGATTCTTGTATAATTCGCTGTCCACTAAGCGTTATAGCTTCAGATAATATAACATTCCCATAACGGAATGACCCTAAAGCAGTAGCACCATACAACGAGTTAAGCAAAATTTTCATTGTATATTGTTTCATATGGAAGGCAGCACCTAATTCTTTATTTCCTGATTTGTATGCTTTTTTCATAGCATTTTTATATTTAACTCTTTCATCAAACCATTTTTTTAGTATAGTTGATAATACTGACTCACGATTTGTATTAAATAAAACTCCATTAGCTGATATTGATAATTCATTTTGTTTTATCATAGAAATTAATCTACCAGCATTAACTTTAGTTCTACTACGTTTGATATTTTCAACTATAAACTCTTCATCAGGATCTTTACGTTCTAAATCATTCAACCCTAAACGGTTGTTTCTATCATCAGCATCTATAATCCTTCCAACCATAGTTTCTTTACCAATATTAATAGTCATGATGATTGAAGGATATAGTGAAGTTAAATCTTCATCAAATACATAATTATAAATTCCAGCCTTAGGACAAAATAAATAACCACCAGCATAATTCTTTTTAGATAAAGGATTACGATCTTTAGCAGGAGGGATTATTTTTTTACTTAATAAATAAGCTGAAATAGCTCCATCTTGAGTTTTAGTATTTGCATATACTTCACTATAATTATGTTTACCTTTATGAGCCAAATTCTTTACTAGTGATAGATACTCTAATTTTTCATCTAATACTTTTAAAATCTCAACATCCCTAAAGTTATACTGAATAAATTTAAGGGGATCATCATCAAATAATTTATCTAAATTACCATCATACTCAATTTTATTTAACCCAGCATATTTTTCTCCAATAGCATCTAACTTAAATGAGGGTTCATCTTTCCAACTAAACTTTTTATGTAATCTCATATAATCTAAAGACTCAACACCTGCAATTTGTATGTATTGATCTTTAAACCAAGGTGTTTCTCGAACATAACCTATTGGAGATAAATAACGTGCAACATCTTGTCCTAATACATTACACATTCTATAATATAAATAGGGAATATCAAAATAATCACTATTCCACCCTACTACAATATCAGGGTCAATTTCTCTAAATCTTTCTAGAAATTTAAGTAATAATTCATCCTCAGTTTTACAAGGAATAATTTCTTTGGTTTTTGCTTTTGTTCTTTTAAGGTTAGATTTAGGGTCTAAAATTAAAATAGCCCACTCATCTACTTGTTTATCATACCAAGCAATTGATGTTACCTTTTTAGGTGCTGATTTGATATAATCTTCTGTAAGGGCATCTCCCATTTCAGTCTCAATATCAAAAAATAGTTCTCTTTGGGTTTGTGATGGTTCATCATTTACCCCATATTTTTCAACCAAGAATTTTTGGTATGGAGTCATATCATGAAAGTGGAGTTTATGATCATCTGATCTCCAATTAGATACTTTCTTTAAAGACTCACCATTTAGACCCGTGTGTGTAGATTGAGATTCATCACATTCAGTATAAGCTTGATTAGTCCATTCAACTTTACTATAACCTTCATCTTCCCAAAGGTGAATCAAAAATTGATTTCCTTTTTTCCTTTGTGCGAAACATTTTTTATACATAGATAACCTATTTTGACGTAAATATAATGAGGGCTTAACCCGTCTCCAAGTTAAGCCCTAATTACTTTAAAGTAAGTTTTGTATTCTTATGAATTTGAAACTGTAACGTATTCCATTACTACCTTTACTTGACAAAGGGCTGTTAAATCAGCACCTCCTACTATAGTTTGAAAGAATAATGACGATTCATTACCAAACCATAATGCTGAATCTGCTGCAAATGCAATAGCATTTCCACCACTAGTTAATGCATGTTTACTTGAAGTTGAAGTGAATGAATTGATTACTATATCAGTACTTGTAGCATTTAATTGTGTTGATGCTACAATTGATGCATCTGCTGAAGCATTACCAAATGCTACTGCTAATGTTCCATTAGTATCAATATTTGCATTTTCAGTAAAGAAAATACCTAAAGATGTTACTAATGAGTTTGCTGGGATAAAATTAGCTAATTCATTGTTTGTAGTTGCTGCTGCTACTGGGATTGTGATTAAATTAGATACTGCTTTTTTAGGCATATCTGCTAAGTAAAGGGCTATGTCTGTGAATTGTCCACCTACTATTGCCATTTCATTTGTACCCGGATAGTTATTGAAACTAAAAGGATTGACGATTGCTCTGTTTTTGTCTGCTACCATGAGATTTTAATGTTGTTTTGTTAGTAAATTAATTAATTTGTATTTGTGTACACGATTATACATACAAATCATTTGTTAAAAACTATGAATTTTTAATCTCTTCCTTAGTGAAAAATTGCTTTAGATCTGGTCTATAGTAATTAATATTTTTCATTACTTTTCTATCACGTGTTCTATAGACAATATAATATTTTCCAACCTTTTCATAGTGACATGGTTCCTCTTGCTCTTTTGATCTAAGCTCCACAGTTGCTTGTGCATCCTCTTCGCTTGAGCAAGCCTTCGACATATTCGAACCTTGTACTTCTTGATAGGCTGGCCATATTTTATCCTTAAGACCATGTAGCATAGTTCCGTTACCCAACGAAACGTAGGCAATATCACATAAAGCATCAAGAACCTCAACAATATCTCCCGTTTCACAAGCATGTTTATATTCCTCGAGTTCTTCGAGGATGAAATCATAAACAAATTGCCACTCCTTTTTTTCAGGGATTGTAGGTTCATAATTATTTGGTTTACCCATAGTGGAATTAAATTCCTCTACTTCATTTACAAATGGTACATTACT